GTGTCGGATTTTTTGCAGATAGGCGTACTCGCCTGTATTCGTACTCACTTGCAGCCATACTCGCCTGTACCTCATTAGTTTGTGTCGGTTTGTGTCGGGCAATTTTTGGGCAAAAAAATAGCCCCCAGCCTTTCGGCTGAGGGCTACTTTCTTTCTGCTTAGGCGTTTACTTTTTCTGCCACTTTGGAGTTTTTGCTAACTCCGATTAATTTACTGATTACTGAGTCCAATTTCTTTGGCTCAGTAGTCTTTAGAGATTTTAAGTCATTAGCGTTCAAGTAGGCATCAAGCGAATCTACAACATCTTCTAAAGTAATCGCTTTTGCTGACTTTGCCACTTCTGCTTTTGCTTTTGTTGAGCCATCTCGGGTTTGGCTTTCTTTCTTGGTTAAAGTCTTTTCGTCTAACTCATCAAAAGACTTAGCGGAGTTAATGTGTGCTTTTGCACCACTGGCTTTTTTATCCGCATTAACTCGCACTGCTAGGCTTAACACTTTACTTGCTTTGATATTTCCCATTTCATCATTAAAACGGGAGATAATTAGGCAAGCGGTTTGCAACGCATCAACATGATTTGGCAAAACTACGGGTTTAACATTAACCCCATTTAATGCTTGCTTCATGCTTTCTTTTACTTCTCGAGTTGTTGCACCATTTCCCATTTCATCTCCTACTGACAAAATGAAATTGATTGCGTCAGCGTTTGCACCCTCTCCGCTTTCGATTAGTAAAGCGTATTGAGTTGCGATATTGCTATTGATTTTTACTGCTTCTTTTACTGCTTTTTCTTTAGCCATTTTTTTATCCTTTGTTTTTGGCAGGTACTCGGTTTCTCCGCCAGTGGGTCAATTATTGCAAAAATTTAGGACTATTGCAAGTACCTTTTGCAAGATTCTTTTGCCGTATTATACGGCAGTTTTTAGGGCGGTTAGGCGTGGGGTTTTGAGATAGCCCTAATCGGCTCGAGGTTTCGATTCTAGGGGGGTTTGGTGGCAGATAGGTTTCATCATTTACCCCTACCGATTCCCCTATCTAATCTCTGCCCAATAAATAATTATTTTTAGCCCCACAATTTTCTTTTAAGGAGTTAGTCCTATCTCCAATAAATAGCCAATAGTTAAATGATAAATAGATATAACAAAACAATAGCCATCAAAAGCATTTGACCGCAGGGTTTTTTAATCACGCAACTCTTACATATATATACTCCCATAAAAAATTACTGTTATATTATAGGGGGGATATATAAAATATACGCTCATTCTGAGCGTGATTATTACCTATCTGTTCGGTTTTAGTACTTTGAACAGGTTATCTAATATGTAATATAAATATTACGGAGTTCGCTCCGTTTGGAACTCCGCTCCTCCTATTATAGTATTATATATATTATATATATTGGGGGTAGTCTGTCCGTTTATACCCACCGTTAAATAACCGTTTTTAGGGGGAATAGTGGGTCGCAAACCAGGGGTACAAAATATACCCAAGGACGCTGCTCAGAAGCAGGTTCTAGAATTACTAGCCCAAGGCTCTACCGTAGTAGATGCCATGAAGGCTGTAGGGCGTAACGATGTTACCTTTCGGCAATGGTCTATGGCAGACCCTGACTTTAAGGACAAAGCGGACAAAGCCCGCCTAGCAGGCAAAGGTGTCAAAGCAGACTTATCCAATCTTAAGGATATACCTTTTGAAGAGTTCTCGGAGCAATTCCTAGAAACTAAATTGTTTGACCACCACAAGTCTTGGATTGATTTAATAGAGGGTAGAGAGCCTAGATGGCAACACCCTTCTATGACATATGAGAAGGCTGCCGAAAACCGCATCCTAATTAACGTACCACCAGAACATGCTAAGTCAACTGTACTTACCATCAACTACGTTACCTACCGTTTAGCAATAGACCCTAACGTTAGAATTATTATTGTATCAAAGACGCAAGGTATGGCACGTAAGTTCCTATCTGCGATAAAGACAAGATTGAGCCATCCTAACTGGACAAAGTTACAAATGGCATTTGGACCTAATGGTGGCTACAAAGCGGATTCACCTACTTGGTCCGCAGATATGATTTACTTGGGGGCTGGACGAGACTCTGGTGAAAAAGACCCTACAGTACAAGCATTGGGATTCGGGTCGCAGATTTATGGTGCGAGAGCAGACCTGATTATCCTTGACGATGTGGTGATGAATGCAAATGCCCATGAGTGGGAGAAGCAAATTGAATGGCTTCAAAAAGAAGTCATCACCCGTTTGGGACGACACGGCAAACTACTTATAGTAGGAACCCGTGTCGCTCCTATTGATTTATATAAAATGATAAGAGATGGCGAACAGTGGACTGGTGGCAAATCACCGTTTACTTACTTCTCTTGTCCAGCAGTTTTAGAATTTGATGAAAACCCAAAGAACTGGAAAACGCTCTGGCCTTGGACAGACAGGGCTGAAGGCGAAAAGGACGAACCTAATGAGCAAGGACTATATCCCAAATGGGATGGACCTTCGCTTTTTACAAGGCGGTCTGAAGTGGCTCCGTCAGTCTGGGCTATGGTCTACCAACAAGAAGACGTCGAGTCCGACTCTATCTTTGCGCCAGCAGCAGTTGCTGGATGTGTTAACGGTATGCGAAAGCGTGGACCGCTTAGAAGCAATACGCCAGGGCACCCGAAAAACGTAGACTCAACTTATACAATTATTGGATTTGACCCAGCCGTAACTGGACGGTCTGCTTTCGTAGCAGTATCTTATAACAGGGCTGATGGTCGTATATATGTTTTAGATTGCGTTAATATGTCTGAACCTTCTCCGCAAAAGGAAGACGCTCTTATTCGTGAGTGGGTAGAAAGATACAAGCCACAAGAGTTTAGAGTTGAAATTAACGCCCATCAAAAATATTATGCTATGGATACAGATTTAAGAAACTATCTGGCATCCTATGGCTGTCAACTTAATTCACACTTTACTGGTAAAAATAAATGGGACATCGGATTTGGTGTCGCTTCTATGGCTAGTCTTTTTGGAACACTGCGGGACGGCAGATTTCAAGATAACAACTTAATAGAACTGCCTTCTAATGAAGGCTCAGAGGGACTTAAGTCTTTGGTGCAACAATTAATTACTTGGAAGCCAGACACTAAAAATCCTACTGACTGTGTCATGGCATTATGGTTTGCAGTTATTAGATGTAGAGAGTTAATGCAAACATCAAGTAGAGTTGGACAATACCAGAACAATAGATGGGCTACTAGGGCACAGATGTCCACTAGAAGTTCACTTAATTTAGACGAGGCCTTTGCAGAGCAATGGCAAGAAACTTACGGTTAGGATACAAATGGCATTATCAATTGAGCAGGTAGCGGCACGAGTTCAATCGCTACGCTATCGCAATAGTGAAAGAGATGCTCGCAACCTAGATGTACTTGCTGTACGTAAAGGCAGAATATCTGAAGTATATCCAGATTTTTTTCCTGCAGGAGTAGATGCTAATGTCGTTGCAAATTTTATTGATATCGTTGCCAGGGACCTTTCAGAGGTTATGGCACCTCTTCCAGCGGTTAACTGCTCAGCCGCTAATCAGGTCAGTGACCGTGCTCGTACTTTTGCCGATAAGCGTACTCGTATTGCTAGTAATTATTTTTCGAACTCTGACCTTGCGGTACAGATGTACTCAGGAGCAGACTGGTATTTAACATATGGATTTGTTCCATTTGTAATTGAGTTAGACGAGGAAGTAAAACTTCCTAGAATTCGTATTGAGAACCCGATTGGTTCATACCCAGAGTTTGACCGATATGGTCGTTGCGTAGCATTTGCTAAACGTTACACAATGACACTTGGAGAGTTAGTTGCTCAGTTCCCAGAGTATGACAACATACTTCTAGGTGGTATGGGATATAAGCAAGATTTGAACAGCCAGATTGAAATTATTCGTTATTACGATAAAGACCAATCCGTTGTATATGTACCAACAAAAGATAATTTAATTTTATCACAGGCCAAGAATCCTCTTGGTAAGATGATGATAGTGGTAGCCCGTAAACCATCTATTGACAATGAACTACGTGGTCAATTTGATGATGTATTGGGTATCCAATTACTTCGTAATCGCTTTGCTATTTTGGCAATGGAGGCTGCAGAAAAATCTGTACAAGCCCCTATTGTACTTCCACAAGATGTACAAGAGTTGCAACTTGGCGGAGATGCCGTTATTCGCACAGCCAACCCAGCAGGTGTTCGTCGTGTAGAACTTACACTGCCACAAGGTGCGTTTACAGAGCAACAACTTCTTAATCAAGAACTGCGTGTTGCGTCTCGTTATCCAGAAGGACGTACTGGAAACATTGATGCATCTATTGTTACAGGTCAAGGCGTGCAGGCTCTTATGGGAGCCTTTGATACACAGGTTAAATCTGCCCAAGCAATTTTTGCGGCAGCATTGCGTGATGTAATTAGCATCTGTTTTGAAATTGATGAAACAATTTTCCCAGAAGAAAAAACAATTCGTGGTGTAGATTCTGGCTCGCCATATGAAATTACTTATAAGCCAACTAAAGATAT